CTAGTTTGGTGTACCGCCAACTGCTGATGGGCCATTCTGAGTATCAAAACTGGATTCCACTGTTTGATACGAAATCAGCAAGCCTGCTTGGTCAAATGAGAACGTGGTCGACGCGACGTTACTGGCGGCGCCCCCGGCAAACAATCCGACGATCGGGACGAAAGTGGCGCCCTTGACGGTAGTCTTCATGGAGACATACGTGAACACTTTAGTTCCGTCCGAACTCGACATCATCGTGTTTGGCTTGCCCAAGGCAGCGATCACATCACCCGATGTCGTGACGCCTTTCTGAAAACTCGTCAATTGACCAGGTGCGATGGCCATGCCGGTGCTGGTCGCGCAACCAACCAAAGACAGCGTCAGCAGGCTCGCTAACAGTATTTTTTTCATTTCATTCCAATGTTATCAAAAGGAAATAGTACACGACGGACTGGCGTCTGCGGGGATGATAATGCAGACGTCTGCACTCATTTTGCCTTAAAAAAGACCAGCAGGCTCGGCCGTCCTGTCCCAGCTGTAGATGATCAGTTCAGTGCGCTCGGCGATCTTGGTACCGCCGCCAACCGAATACGTGATGCCTGTCGTGTCCATCTGAAAACCTCTAAATACCTTCCGGATATCGGGGTGGTCATTCAGACTCAAGATTGCCTTGCCTTTCAAACGGGACATCACCGCAGCCATCTTTTCATATTGCTCAAAGCCAAACTCTACGCCGTAGCCCTCTGTTTCCCAGTAGGGTGGGTCCAGATAGAACAATGTATGAGGCTTGTCGTAGCGCTCGATACACTTAAACCAGTCCATGTTCTCTATGTATACCCTCGATAGCCGCTTGTGCGCCGCCAATAATTTCTCTTCAATGCGCCCGTGGTCCATCGCGGGCGCTGTTGTTTCGGTACCCCATACTTGACCCTCTAAGCGAGCGCCAAATGCCTGCTGCTGCAGATAGAAAAATCTCGCCGCGCGCTGGATATCTGTCAATGACTTGGCCGGTACTTCCTGCAGCGCCTTAAAGTCATCACGACTCGATAATGCCCAGTCAAACTGGCGCGCAAACTCTCCCAAGTGATTTTTTGCCACACGGTATAAGCTCACCAACTCACCGTTTATGTCGTTCAATACTTCAACTTGCGCCGGCGGACGCATAAAAAACAGCGCAGCGCCGCCGGCGAACACCTCGACGTAGCAGGTATGCGGCGGGAATTGTGGGATGATGCGATCGGCCAGGCGTCGTTTGCCGCCGATCCAGGGGATGATGGGTAAAGCCAAAATGTATACCTCCTAGTGATAGAGTCGGATTGCCTCCTCCCGAGGTAATCCAAGCCTACTCACCAGGCGCACCGGCTGATTGCTGCTGTTAGCGCAGCAACAATCAGCCACTCCCTACGGCGCCATGCCGTTTTCCCGCACGAATGCTTGGCATGCCCTGCCGGTGGCCAGATCCTGCTCCACCGCCTCGGTCAGCGCTCGCGTATCTCTTTCGACGTCGTCGCGTACCAACCGGCCGGGTGAATCGGCATCATTGCCGACGTCGGCGCCGTTGGCGTCGGCCGCGCCGGCAGATCCACAGGTTCCGGCGCCGACGCGCACGCGGTCAACATAAATGCGCTGAACAACAGGGGCAAGTTCTTCATTTTTAGTCCTTGTAATTATCTGGTTGATGTTGTCCTGCTTGATCGAAAGCGCGGCGTTATTGCGCACGCGGGCGAAGACGGCAACCGCATCGCGCGCGGCACGCTCGGCTGTCGCTCGCTTAAATCCCGCCCCGTCGCCGGTACTGTATGCGTAGACAACCCCGATGCCGGCCACGACCAGCAGCGCAGCCAGCACCAGGGCGATGCAGCGCCACACGGCGGCGCTCATGCCAACACCCGTTTCGCTACAGCGAACAACGCTAGGCGATCCGCAAGGCCATTCGTGCCGCCGTTGATGCGCCGCGTGACCGCAACCTGGTCACCCGCATCAGCAAGCCGATTCAGTCCACGCGACTGCCAGAACCAGCCGGCCGAGCGGCAGGCTGCAACCGGCTGCTCCAGCAGCTGCGGCGAGGCCAGCAGGTCAAGCCCCAGCGCCACGCCGCACGCCGCATAGTTGGCGCGGCCCGTGATTTGCAGCAAGCCACGGCCCCTGAAGCGCACGCCGTCGCCGGCGACCACGTTGCCCAGGTCGGTGCGCCCTTCGTACGCCGCGCCGCTGGCCAGCTCGCGCACGTACAAGAGCTGAGCCGACTCGTGCGCCACTTGTGCCAGGAACGAGGCCTGGCGCGCAGGCGTGGTGATGCCAGATTCCACCATGGCGGCGTTTAGCGCAGGCAAAAAAATACCCGCTTTGGAGCGGGCATTGGGCATGATGGCCTGGAGTTGCGCGAGTGTCAGTTGCATGTCCACCCTTTCATCAAAACAGAACGTCGATCGGCGCACACCATCACGGCCACGCCCCAGTGGAACAGCACCTCTGGCCAGCCAGGCGCGCGGCCCAGCAACAGCACGGCCGCAGCACCGAGCGTCAGCAGTATCCACGTGAGCCGGATGGACAAGCGAGTCTTCGGACACATGGCATTCAACGCGACGAACAGGCCGCGCAGCAGCACGATGGCAGCAGCCACCATATCGAGGGTCATCATTGAGGATCTCCTTTTTTGCGCAGCCAGGCGAACGCCACGGGAATCATGACCTGGGCGCCCAGCCCCAGGCCGGCCGCCGTCGACAAGCGGATCGCCTCGCCGGCACTGGCCAACCATGGAAAATAATTGACGGCCGCCACTGCAGCAACTGGTGCGAACCAGCCACCAACAAGCGACGAGCCGATAACGCTGCTGGCGATTTTCGGACCGGACATCGGCGGCAAATAGGACAGCGATACGAGGCCGCCGAAAAGGCCGGCCAGCAAAGCATCGTACTGCACGCCCAAGACGCTGCCGGTGAGGGTAATGGTGCCTGCCGCGATAGCGATACCGACGGTGGCACTGGTTGGTTCTGCCATACGAATCCTTTAAGTGAAATGGAAACGCCGCCAGCTGGCGGCGCAGGAATGAAGCTGGTTACAGAACGTTGGCCATCCAAGCACCGACGACCTGGACATACTGCTGGCGACCCACCGAGTCGAAATGCACCCAGTCGACGATGGTGCGGCGCTGCGACCGATTCACCGGCGACAGCGCGACGGATGTGTCATACGGATATGCCCAGTCCGTCGACATGAACGGCCACACTGGCACGACGTACAGGCGCTGGAATTCGCCCTGCAGGGCGCGCACATCGGCCTGGCACTGCTCGATCCAGGCGCTGGTCTCGTCTTGCCACACCGCGTCGCCCATTGCCGTAGACGACCACCCAGGCGCAGGAATGACGCCAATTGTCACGTTAGGCAGCGCAGCCTTGATCTGGCGCACCATCACCTGCAGGCCGAGCCGCATGTACTGCAGCCGCTCAGCCTTGTTGTAGCTGGAGTTGTCGAGATTGATGTCATTGGTCGACAGCGCAATGGTGATCACGTCCGGTGCTGGTACCGAATGCTGGACCATGTACCAGGCAAAATCGAAGATATAAAAATTGCCGGTCTTGTCTGCCGCTTCGGCATAAGAGACTTCGCGGTCGACTCCCGTAAAACGAAAACACCAGGTCGGATGGTTTGCTTTGTCATTCGCATCCGCCAGCTTGAGAAATGGATTCTCGAATTTGCCCGTATCGGTTTTCCCTCCAGGGCTACGTGTATGCGCCCCGACATCAGCGCTGTAATTGTCTTTGCCGATGAAGCTGCGATAGTTCCAGAAACCGCGCCCTTCCCCGCGCAGCCCTTCGGTATATCCTGACGCATACGTCCCTACCGGCGTGGCGACCGCCCCGTGCGCCGCAAGGTTGGCCACATTCGCGGCTACCATGCCTACTTCTGTCAGCGAGTCGCCAATCGCCAGATAACGGAACGACTTACCGCCTAAAGCATCGGGCGCAGCCATATGCCGGGCGATCGGCTGCAGGTAACGTACGGCCGGCACCGAGTCGTGCCGGAAACCCAGCTCAAATGAAGCGCCCAACTGGCTGGCGTTTAATTTCAGCAACTCGCCGACGCACTGGTAGCGGTCGGACAGGTCCGTTCCTTTGGTATCGAGCCACAGCTGGATCTGGCCCATGATTTTCGAGTCATTGGTTGAAAAACAGCGTGCCTTGAACAGCACCATGGGCTGATGCTGCCAAAAATACATATCGTCAGGCAGGATCAGGCGATGCTCCGCTTCATTAAATGGCAATACGCCAGGGCGTGGCACCAGGCGCCCGTCTGCACCATAGAGCACAATTTTCTGATAAGGGTCGATCGCATAGAGCCGCTGCTGGTAAACCGCCGCGATAGGAACGACATTCGCCGGGACGTCGTCGGTGGCGGCGATGACACCCACCGTTCCTGTCGAGCGCTCCACATACACCCATACCAGAAAATTTGGATCATCTTGGATAAACGCGACAACCTGACCACCAGGGACGGCAACGTAATCGCCTCCATTCATTACAATGCCGGCAGTTCCAGCGGCAGTGGTCGACACGGTCTTGCTCGCCAGATTGATCGTGATACCCAATGGCAAGCTGACGACGCCGAGCGACACATCATCACCAGACAATCCTTTACAGCGGCGCGGCGTACCGTTGCCGTCAAAAAATTTGATGCAGCGGTTATCGGACTGACTGTAAAACTCGTTCTTCCAGGTCATGCCGATGATGGGGAAACCCGTTGGCGGCGACGCTCCCAGGTCCGTCATTCCGACAGCGCCTGTCTTCGGATTGACGAACAGCCACCCCACACCACCGCCATACGTCCAGTTAAATGCCACGTTCTGGCTGCCGGCTACCGCCACGAATCCGCCACGGTATGCAATAGATCCACCCTGCGCATCAGTGGTAATGCGCTTCGTTTTCATATTGAGACTCAGACCACCAGGCTCGCTGATGAACGTGCCCGTGTCTTCCAGGCGACCGCCTGCCACGTTGGGCGCCGTGGGCAGTACCAGGATGCGGCCGGCCCGGTCTTCGGCATACAGCTTCTGGCCAAAAATGTAGCCCAGCACGACAGAACCCACTGGCGGGAAACCCGTCGACACCTCGGAAATCGCGAGCGCGCCGGTGATGCGATGCGCATACAGGTACATCAAATAGTTCGGCGACGTATATGCAAACGCGACATTCTGGCCGGCCGGGATATTGGTGTACCCACGGCGATGCATCACCACCCCCGCCTGGTCGACGATGATGCGCTTCCCAGCCAGGTCCACGGTAATGGATACTGCGGCATCGATTATCGCCAGCGGCCCGGCCACATCTAGCGCCGACACAAGATCAGCAGCGGCGACCCATGCGCCAGCGCCGACCGGACCTTCCTTGCGGTAGGTGCCATTGTTGCTGGGCGTGGGATCATTCGTTACGAACGCCACCATCTGCGCCGGCCGCGTCAGGTCCGCATTCAAGCTGGCCAGCGTAGGATAGCCAACGACACCGGAATCGGGGATTTTCGCCAATACGCCGGCAAGCGTTGATTTTGTATTGCCAAACCGGTCCTGAGCGGTCAACTCAGCCGACGTGGCCAGCGCCTCGATGTGCTTTAGATCCTGCTTTCCGTTGTTCAAATCTGAAATGGTCAGCGCTGACATTTGTGTCCTCTGCAGTATAAAAAAAAGCGCCCGCAGGCGCCAAAGTAGATAATCAGATCAGTTGATCACTTCGTCCCGGTCCGGGATCGCTTGCTGATCGAACTGGTAATAATCAGGGCTGTAATTGATGGCCCTGATGGTCGGATACTGCGCATCCGACAAATCAATCTCCTGCACCAGGTAAGCCATGGCGCCGCGCGCACTGTCGGCCGCGAAGCTGTAAATGGTGCGCACCCCTTCGCGGCCATACGACGTCACCAGCGGCTCGCTGGGCAGCGCCTGGAGCACCACCCGGTTGGCCGCGCTGCCGGCGTGGCACACTATGCTCTGCAGGCTGCCATCGCGCCGCATCAGCACGATGCTGTGCGGTAGGCCGGGAGAAAACGCCACGTCCTGGCTCAGCGTCAGCTCCAGGCCGGCCTGCCCCACCACCTCGCCGTCGTATGATTTGAAGCGCGTGTTATCGACGATGTCGACGCGGGCGTTCGGCAGCAGCGCGCGCGCATCGCTGGTGGTGCTTGTTTCGATGGTGATGCGCTGGCCAAGCAATTTCTGATACTCGCGGTTAGCCCGTAGCCAGGCCTGCGCGAAGTTGCGGATGCCGGGGATCTCAAACTTCTTGGCCTTGGTGTGGCTACCATCGAGCGGCAGGGTGATTGTTTCCGACTGCAGCGAGTCCGGGTCGACGTACACGAACTCGACGCCGTCATAATCGGCGTCGCTGGAAAACGCCCTGGTGATCGTCTCCGAATTCGGTTTTTTATTCCGATGCGTGAACAGCGCCGTGCTGGCCGGCTGGGCCCGATCGAGCGCCAGACGAATCTTGCCGTTCTGCCGATAGGCGATGCAAAAGCCCGCGTTGGCGATCATGATCACGGTCTCCTCGAACGATGTATTGTCCGAGTCAAGGGTGAAATTGAATTGCCCCACGTCAGGCCGCCACGCATCGAGCTGCTGCTGCACTGACCAGATCTGCCGCATGTCCACCTCGCTGGCCAGGTCGCGCCGGCCGATCATCGGGTCAACTGCCACCGCCGCGATGATGTCGACCAGGCGCGCCGTGGCAGCGATCGTGCCGGCCACGTGCCGGCCGGCCGCATCGAAGGCACCGGAAAATGCCACGCCGTCGTACAAGGGCAGCCGCCGCGACGCCAGGCAGTTCAGCTGCCGGGTCTTCATCGTGGTGGCGCGCGCCGTTGCCTGCGTGACGGTATGCACGGTAGTCTTGTTGCCGAATTCCGCCTTGTCGACCGGGGTGACCGCGTACAGATCCTGCCATTTGATCTCGTCGACGATGGTGCCCTTGAACGCATAGTCATACTGACTCACGCGCCGCATGCGCACCCTCGCCGGCCCGGTCCAGGCAGTGCGGCGCTCGATCGTCTCGGCACGTTCGTCCTGCACCGCGCCAGTCAGGCTACCCGAGACAACCTCCACCACGCCGGCAGGCACCAGGGCGGCCGTCAGTTGCTCGATCTCGATAGCGAACGTCACCGTCGCCGCCGTTTTTCCACCGTCATCGCGGAACATGCCGGTCGGCGCCACCACGTTACACCAGACCTCCGTGCGATCTTTGCCTGGCAGCGTCACCCAGTCCGTATAGTCGCTCACGTCGGCCAGCTGCACGCTCACGCCGCTGGCGGTGTAGTCAGCCGGCCAAGCCACGCCCAGCAACTCAACATAACCGTCATCGACGACGCTGATCTCGTAGCTGCCGCTATAGTCGCGCGCCGCTGAAAAATTGGCTGCAGGCGCATCCTCGGTTACCACGGTTCCGCTAACGACCAGCGTGCCCGCGCTGGGCTTGGCCGTCACCGTGCGCGAGCCATTATTCGATACAGTCCCGCTTATCGTCAGGACATCGCCAACGGCAATCGCAGTAAACAAACCAACGCCGTCGAAATCCACCAGCGTCTTCGTGTCAGCCACAAAGGTGGCCTTGCCCGTCGTCGTCACCACCTTGCCGGCGCCGCTGACCGTCAACTGGTCGCCAGCCGCCGCCACCGCATTAAAGTTCGGGTCTTTGTTCGCTTGCGTCAGGCGGTTGCCGTGATCAAATGTGTAGATGCCGGATACCGGCAGCTGCAGCTGGTTCAAGGCCTTGAGCGTGATGCCGTCGACTTCGGTCGCGCGCCGCGCCGAGATGATGCCGTCGATGATCGCATCGCCAATCTGCAGCACCGGCACGCCGCTGTTCGGCGATGTGAAGGGGTCGTAGAAGGCGGCGCTGGCGCCACGAATGTCGGAGATCAGCGTGTCGCCATCTTGCACCTCGTCGATGTCGTGATAGCCGCGTCCCACGCAGTAGTAGCCGTACTCGAATTTGCGGTGGCCGATATACTTGGTGTAGGTCGGCATCATCAGCGATGGGATCGACAGCACGGTGCCGTAGATGTCCTCCACGCGTTCCAGGAGTCTCACCTTGTTCTCGCGCTGGCCCAGTGAATTGTTCGGACTTTGCTGCGTGCGATTGACGTTGCCGGGCATGACCGGCTTGGGCATCAGCACGTAGGCGGCCACCGCCATCACCGCGGCGATCACATACGGTATCCACGCGGCCGGAATGCCGGGCGACTGCAGCACCACATACTCGCTGCAGTCATTAGACAGGATCGCCTCGGCATCGTGGCTGATCTCGGTGGTGCTCGATGGCTCGCCGGCGAAGATCTGCACCGTCACGCGTGGCGCATCGCCGTAATGTTCCAGCAGCCAGTGTGCCAGGCTCTCGGCCTCGAACAGCAGCGGCGCCACCGGCGCGAACGGCGATTCAAATAAGCGGATGCGCGTCATGTCTTGGCCCAGTACTCGATCAGGGGATAGGCGTCGCCGATCACGGACAATTCTTCGTAGCGGTTACCGTCGGCTAGGCCATGCAGCACCCTGCCTTCGTAGAACACTCCACAGTGATGCAGCCCCATGGACTGGGACCTACCCATCAGCACAATGCAGAAATCGCCTGGTGCGTCGATCTGGGCGAATCCTGCCGGGGATTTGTGCAGAGCGATGCGAAACGCGCTGGCAATCGCCCTGATCGAGCTATTGATGGTGCGGTAGTCGGTCACCGTATGGCCCAGCTCACTGGCATACACATCGGCCACCAGCTGCCAGCAAGGAGGCGCATCATACTGGCGCCCCAGGTAGTCATTGACGTTCATATAAATCCTCTCAGCATGGGGATATCGCGCGGCACGTATAACTCACCCGTGCGCGTGATGTTGAGGCGCGGCGAGACCGCGCTGATGCCGGCCGCGCCCAGCATGTAGGTGATACTCTCGGCCTGCAGCACGGCAACCGCCTGCGGCTCGCTCAGGTCGTCGCTCAGGTACTCGCGGTACACCACGCGCACTTTTTCTTTGGTGGCCAGCGGCACGCGATCCATCTCGGCCTGGAACTGATCCTGTTCGGCTACCTCGATCAGGCCAAGCCTGATATCGAATTTCTGATCGAGGTGCCCCTGGCTGCCGGCGAGCTTGGCCTCGATATTGCAGGGCTGCATGGTGACGATGCTGCCGTCCTCGATGGTCACCTGGCCGGCATATGGCTCACGCCACAAATAAAAAGCCCGGCTCATGGCCGGGTGACTGATCTGTATCGTCTGGATTGGCCAGACCGCCTGTGGCGCCGATACCAAAAAGCGCCGCAAGCGGCTCCCTATGTCTATACTCATCAGAAATCCAATACATTGGTGTCGACGTTGGCGAACTGGGCCAAACGCGCCAGCAACCTGTTCGAGTCGTCGCCGTAGGCCATGTACACATCGATCAGCCCTGCCGCGTCGGTCGCCGTCATGTCGTAAACCTTGCTTTCGGCCTCGACCACAAAGGCCACCACCATGGCGATGCCACCAGTGCGACTGGCCGAGTACGTCCCCGGCACGATATTGACGGCATGCTGCTCGGTACCGAATCCACTATCGAGCGGCATGTCAAAGGTGACGGCACCCTTCAAAATAATATGGTGAAAAAACGCCGTCCAGACTGAAAACTTCAGCTTGTCCAGAACCAGCGTCACGTTGAACTGCTGCGTGCCCCGGCCGTAATCCAGCCCATAGCGAGCGGCGCCGCCCGCCACCTCGGTGCGCAGCACACCGCCTGGCCCACCGTACGAATATGCGGCGACCGTGGGCGTCAATCCTGTTGGTAGTGTCGGCATCAGCCACGGCTCCTGGTTGTGTTGAAGTTGCGGCCCATGCCACGGCTGACCTTGCTATTCGGGTCGGCCATCTGCGCCGCCACCGAGCTAACGGCGTCCTCCACGATCAAGGCCCATTCATCCTCGGAAACGCGCTGCGTCTCCTTGATGCGCAACGGTGATCCGGTATTGACCACCGTCCACTTCACATCACCAGGGCTACCGCTGCCCAGCTTGTTATTCGGGATGATGGTGCCGTGCGACGAAGGCTGGAAAATCTCCGGCCCCTTCTCGCCGACGATGAAAGCGCCGCCACTCCAGACCGGACCACCTTTTTCGCGCATGCCGGCAATCGCCATGCCTGCCACCATGCCGGCGCTGGCATAGCCAGTCACGCGGATCATCGTCGCCATGGGAATGCCAAAGATACCCAACTGGGCGCCCGCCTTGGCGGCCGCCACCTCAGTGTTGAGCAGGATCTCGGCGACGGCAATCGCTTTGCTGGCCAGTAACGCGGCCTTGCCCAAAGCCGATTGCTCCTTGCCTGCCTGCTGCATCAGGCTGTACAACTGATCAGCCGCATTGCCGGCCGCCCCGAGTGACTGCATTTGATACGACGACCTCATTTCCATCATGGCTAGTTCGTGCCGTTCGTTTTCTTCCTCGATCAGCCGGTTGCCCTCCATCGTATTTTCCAGCTCGGCGTCACGGAATGCCTGCAAGTCCTTCAAGCGGTTGGCGTACTGCTCGTTTTCGACCTGCTCGGGCGATCGCAGCGATTCACCGATCTGCTGCGCTACCGACTGCGTCGCCGCCTTGTTGACCTGCGTTACCTGGTTCTTGCCATCCTGGCGATACTGCTCGATGCTTTCGTCGCTGATGTTGCCCTTCTCGCGCGCCTGCCGAATCTTTTCTTCGATATCGAGCTCGATGCGGCGCTGTGCTGTCAACTTCGCGCTCTCCAGCGTCGATTTGCCATACAGCGTGTTCTCGAACTGCATCTGGCCGATCGACTGGCTCTGCTGCAGGTTCCAGTCCTTCATTACCAGGTTCAGGTCACTTTGCGCCTTCGACAGCCCCAGCTTCAACATCGCCGCGTCCTGGTCGGCATCCTGCTGCGCCTTGGCCTTTTTCGCCTGCAGGTTGATGATGGCCTGCTGATCATCCTCGCGCTCCGCCTCTTTGGACGTTCTTGCCTGGTGCGCCCGCAGCGCCGCGATCTCCGCGTCATAGGCCTTGAGCGCAATGGCCAGGCCGGATTCCAGCGCCTTCTGCTGATAATCGTTGTACGAATCGAGATCGATCAAATCCTGGCTGCGCAGCTCAGCAATGTATTTATTGCCAAACTCCAGCGCGCTTTGCTGCTTGGCCAGGCCCTCTTCCAATTCTCGCAAGCGCATGTCGAGGAATTTCTTGGCTCGCGCGGCCGCTGCCTCCAGCTCCTTTTCGCTCGCGTAATTCAGTGTCTTCTTGGGTTCCTCAAGCTCTTCAGCCTTTGGATTCGCGGCCGCCTCGGCGCGTTTGGCTATGCGGCCCAGCACCGACTGCTCCATCGCATTAGCCGGGATGTTCCACAGATCGTCCAGCTTCTGGTTTGCGTCATCCACAACTTTATTGCGCTTATCGAGATCCTTTTTGAATTCTTCGATACCCGACTTACCAAGGGCTGCGTTCACGGCCAACCCAGTAGGTGTGAGGTTACCGATAGCCGAATTCACCAACGAAATATCAGCCCACACTGCCTTAAAACTGCTTACGATTGTCGACAAAATGCGCGGAATTAGAATTGCCACATCCACAACCCGCGCCAAGCCCACTGCTAGGTTATCGCTCCACTCAGGAACGTCCACGCCATACAAATTATCAGCCCCCTTTTTCAGGTCGGCAAATGCCCCAACAAAGTCGACCATCGCCGGCAGTGCCTGGCCCACAATTTGCGTGACGAACGCCTGCTGCTTTACCTTCAAAAATCCCAGCTGGTCCTGATAATTGGCAGCGGCTGTTGCCGCATCGGCACTGACACCCTTGAAGCGCTCCAGATGGTCGCTGACGTCGTTCATATAGGGCAGTAGATCCGCGCCGGATTTGCCGAGCGCGTCATTGATCAACGCCACCTTGCCCGCACCGTCGCCGTACTCCTGCAGGCGTTTCGAGATCTCGATGAACGTCGCTGACGGGTCCTGATTCTTCAGGTCCTTGGTCGACATACCCAGCGCTGTCAGCGCCTTGCGCACCTTGCTGCCTTCGTCGTCGACGCTCACCAGCCCTTTTGACAATTTCACCAGCGCGCCGTCCACTGCGCCAAAGTCGGCGCCAGTAGCCGAGGCCAGCTGCTGCAGGCGCGACAGGTTCTCGATCGACGAGCCGGTTTTCTGCGCCATGTCATCGAGCTCGGCCAGTGCATCTATCGCCTCGTTGGCCATCCCCACCAGCGCGTCCACCGACAGCGCTACCCCGACAGCTGCGAGCGCGCCGGCCACCAGGCCGGCAGCACCCTTCATGCCCTCCATGGCCGCTCCGGTATCCTGCCGGGCTTGAGCCATATTGGCCTGAAAACGCGCAATGTTTGCTTCAAGAACAACGACAAGCGAACCCATAGTAGCCATGATTTACCTCTCTAAGATGATGGCCGCTTGCCAAAAAGCGCAGCCCGCATCAGCTGACCATGCGCCACCGGATCGGCCAGCAAGACAGGCTCGACCTCTTCCCGCGCACCGCCAACGTCGCGCCAGTGAATGAAATCCGTCGGCGAGTAAGGCTCCGGCCTGTCCTTGCTGCTACGGTTGATATTGGCCAGCAAGGCGCTGGCCACTCCGTGGCGCTGATCGGCGACCAGGTCCCCAAACGGCTCCAGCTCGTAGTAGGCCATCCACTCGGTGAATTCAGCTGAAGATATCTCCAGTTGGGCCTGACGCACGGACTTGCCTAGCTCTTTGGCGAGCCGGAACCAGAATCGCCGCTCTGGTCGCTCTCGGAGTTTTTTGCAGCATCCGGGCCGGACTTGGCGCCCAGGCCATTCAAGCGCATGGCCACCTCGGCCGGGACATCCAGCGACGCCGCCGACTTGGCCTGCAGCGCCTCGATATCGCCCACCTCGAACAACCGTACGCCGGACTCGTCGACAATGGTCGCCGCAAGCAGCGCTGCCGAGAAACGCCCTACCGGTACGCCGGTTTCGGATGCGATCGACGTACGGAACGCATCGCGCTCCATACCCGTCATGGCGCGAATACGCACCGTGCCGCCCCAGGCCGGCACCGGCACGTCCTCATGTTTCAGGTCGGCCGCGCCCAGGATGGCCGATTTGCTCAGCAGGCCGCTCATGACCACACCACCGTGCCGGTTACTTTGGTATCGATGGTGCCCTTCAGCAGGGCATTGACGCCACCCGCGACAGGCATCGATTTGACCAGGATGTCGAAGGTTGCCACCACATCATCAGGAAAGGTCAACTGCAGGCTGGTCCGCGCGCCGCTGACATGCGCCGCGCGCAATGCCATTTGGCCGGGATCTGCGTGGAGCGTTTTTGCTTCCATGCTGAACTTGCCATTGTCCACCAGACCACTGATGTATTCCATGGCCTCACTGTCGAGATCCGTGACGTCAATATCGGACGCCGCGCCGTCAAGGCCGCTGTACGAAATGACGCCTTTGATCTTGGTCCAGACGGGTAAAAGCGCCGTCCCCGTATTGATGGCCAGGTCACTGCCCTGTGCCGAAATACCGCCAGTTGCCATAAGTAACTCCTAAAAAAAAGACCGCCAATTGGCGGCCGAAACAGGGGTGACCGGTTAAGCGCTCAGGCTCAACCGGTCGGTTCGATACTGCACGCGGTACTGCGTCGTCAGCATGCAAGCCTGACCATCAGCATTGGAGAACATGGGGGCCTTGGTGCCGTCCTCCCAGATCCCCAGCAACGCGTCTGCTTTGTAGGACATCAGCAGCGGGTGCGCCACTTCCATGACGCTGTCCGCCTGCTGGTCCGGCACATCGCTGCGCGTGATGACACTGACGAGAATCTGGCACTCGCGGATCACTTCGTCGGACAAATCGCCGTCGACGCCTTCATCGCCGCGATGAATCACCAGCACCGGGCTTTCCTCGCGGCTGAACGCCACCGACAGGGACCGCTCAACCTGCGCCGGGAAAGCCGGCGCCGCCGCCAGCAAAGCCATCAGCTCCTGGATGAATGTTTCACGCAATGTCATGGGGCCACCTTTTCCAGCAAGGCGGTGACGAACTCGCCGTCGCCGTTGGCCATCGGTGTTTGCCGTACCTTGTACTGCCCGCCGGCGACCGTGATGATGAAGCCGCGCTTCAGCTCCACAGCGCCGGCCAGGTACTCGATGCTGTAGTCGGTTGTATGCACCATGCCGTCGAGCACCACCTGGTCGGGCCGCTTGAAGCCGCCCGAGAACACCACCAGGTCGCCAACTGGCGGTTGGTAGCTGACCTCGTCAAGCATGCCCACACCCTGAAATGCGCTCCAGAAACGTTCCGCATGAAATGACACGGCAGCTCCCGCTTACGCGCCGGCCGCGCCGCCGTTCAGGCGGACGTAGCCGACCGGCGACGGGTTTGCCGCTACCAGCGTGGCCACGCCAATCAGGTCGCCCTTGGCGGTATCGCTATCGCAGCGCTTGTTGACGTCGTCCCAGTAGATCCGCGCGCCAATCGCCCAGGCCTGAGCGCCGGTCTTGGGCAACATGAATACGCCATCCGTCACGCCCTCGACTGGCGTACCAGCTGCAGCATCGGTGGATGCGATCGCAAACAGCGCACCGATCTGGAAGCCGCCGCCGCTTGCCACGTCATAAGGCGCCGGCAGCGTCAGCGTGTTACCGGGCTGAATAAAATTTTTCATCTCGATTCCTTGTAAAGTAAAGTGGGGCACCACCGCGAAGCGATGGCGCCGCTTGACCAGCGCTTAAGCGCCGGCGTTTTTCCACAGGCCACGGTGATCAACCACCTTGGCCGCGAAGTCCAGGCGTGCCTTGACCTTCATGCCATCCACATCGAAACCGATTTCGTTCTCGATCCAGACGCCTTCGGCGCCATCGAGCCAGCAGTATTCGACGGTGTCGATCTCGCCGCTGTTCGAGGCCAGGTACCACGCCGTCGGGCTATTGCCGTCCAGCAGAGGCTCGACGATCGGTTCGACCGCCGTGCGGCCGCCGGCGCGGAACTCATTCACGTCGCCCGCCTTGGCCGGCACGTAGTTGCTGCTGGTGTACTGGTAGGCCAGTTGCTCTTGCGCCGTCGGCACAATCAGGAAGTTCGGCACCACGTTCAGTTCTTCGCCGGCCAAGCCTTTTTGCAGGCGCATCTGGCTGCGGCCTTTGCCCAGCGCCGCCGCCGAAATCACGCCAGGATCACCGAGGTTGCCATGATCCGCGCTGAACAGCTGCTTACCATCGCCCATGACTGGGTTGCCGGTCAGTTGCGCATACACCAGGCGATTTTCCAGGCGACTGGCCGAAGCGCCGAAAGCAGCTACCAGGCGGTCCAGGGCACGCAGGTCATCGTTGACCAGGGTCTGGCGCGACACCGCCACGATGCGGCCATACGTCACCACGCCGTAGGTTTCACCGGCGTCGTTGATGGTGCCGTACTGATACTCGCCGGCTTCATTGAGTTTCAGCAGATCCGGCGCGCCGCCCATCTGCACCACTTGCATTTTCTTGAAGTCGGGCGCATTCGGCGCACGGCGTGCCCACAGCTTGTAGGTGCGCTCGGCTTCCGCATAAGCCTGGCGCAGGCGCTTGTTCAGCACGTTCGACAGGATGGCCGGGAAGTCGGACGTCGTATGCATGGCACGGCCGGCGATCTCGATGCCCGACAGGCCGCGTACGTTGACGCCGGCGTGATCGAGCGTTTCTTCAGCCATGCGCAGCAGCGACATATGGCGGTACTGGCGCGCATGCTCAGGCAACGCAACGCTCGGGTTCAGGCGATGCACGATGGCGTCCGTGATGGCGGCGCGGCGGTTGTCCGTCTCGTCGCTGATGGTCTGGATATGCGCACCCGAGCGTGTCGGCGTGGACGCACTGCGTTTGGCCTTTTCGCGCAGCACGGCCAGGCCTGCGCCTTCGGCCGTCATTTCACGGTTGCCGATCAGTTGATCTGCGTAGGCCGGCTCCAGGCCGCCCAGGGTGACGGCTTCGCGGATGCCGCTTTGACGTTCGCCTTCCAGGCGAGCGCCCTCGGCACGCGCCTCATCGAGCGCGCGCTGGTTGACTGCCGTTTGGCCTTGATCGCCGCCGGCTGGTGGCGCCGACGTCGTGTTGTTTGCTGCACCTGGCATGGTGTTTTCCTCTCTGGTGTGATCGACGGCGGCTGCCGGCGGGGTAGTTGATGCTGGAATACTGCGGGTTGAAAAATTACAGGGCGCCATACGCACGGCCGGCCCGGTGTTCGGCTTGGACGGATCGTCGCTACGCACGCCGCAGTCGGCGTCGGCTCCGATAGGCACAAGCGACACTTCAGTCGGCTCCCAGTCGACCGCGACATAGCGCCACGAATCGCCCTCTTTCATGGGCGGAATGCGGTCATAGGCATACACGCTGTAGCCGACCGAGACATTGCCGATAATCTTATCGACCACGTCCTGATAGTAGGGCTCGACGTCAGTACGCTTGGAAAACTCCACCGTCGCATGGCCTTCTTCGCCGGCCAGCGTGGCGCTGCGGATTACTCCCATCACGGAACTCAGGTCCCAGCGTGAATGGGTGTTCAACAGCGGCGCGCGCCCGGACTCGAAACGGCCCATGCGCACGTGCTTGGGATCGAGGCTCAGCTCCTCGATGTAGTAGCGATCGCTGTACCAGTCATAGCGGCGCACGCCGGCGCCGGCAGTCCAGACCAGGTCGACCGTGCGCGTACTTCCTTCCGGCACGTTGATGGGCGCCAGGCGCGTCATCATCGGCATTTGCAACACTTCGGTTGCGGCATTCGGATTCGGCATAATTTCCTCAAAAAAAAGCCCGCCGGGATAAGCCAGCGGGCTGCAAACAACATTGGTGGGACTACTCGACGCCCATCACAGCGGCGGCCGTTGCCGCATCGATCAGCTTGCTACTCACCGCCGCGTCTGAATCGCTCAGGATGCCGAGCTCCTTCATGCGATTGCGCTCTTTCGCAATCTCGGCAAAGACCGCTTCAGGATCATCGCCGCGCGAACGGATCGCTTCAGACAGGCTTTGCAAGGTCCCTCGTATAGCTTCCTTGGTACCCAGCACTTCCTTGTACGGGTCGACATACTCCAGCTTGGGCATCGTCCAGACAAAACGCTTCGATGGCACCCGCTGCGCACCGGCCAGCCTGGCAGCCTCCTGGAAACGTCGCCCAATCGGGTTCAGTACCATTGGCACCAGGCACAACCACTGCTCCTGTTTGATGCGCTGGCGGAACTCCACCAAGCCGGCGCGTATCGAGCTGTAGTTGACCCGCGAAAGGTCTCCGGTCAACTGCTCATAAGTGACGCCAGCGCCGACCGCGATCGCATGCAACTGCGTGGCCGCGTAATCGCCGTAGCCGCTGAAGGCCGCTGGCGCGCCGAAGTCGACGCTATCGGCGTTGTTCAGGTACTTGATCATGCCCGGCGCGACCTTCTCGTTCGCCCCGGCATTGCTCTGCACCTGGCCTAGGCGCGCCGATTCATTATCGGTACGCACGAAGGCCACGAAGCAGGCCTCGATTTTCTTGCGCACCAGCTCGGCCTGCTCATAGTCGCCCAGGTCACGCAGGCGCATCAGCGATACGGCAAATTCCGGCATCCCGCGCACCTGCGAAGGCCGCCGCTTGCGGTAGTAGTGCAGCACCTCGCTGGCCGGCACCCGCTTGCTCTGTAGGCGGTTCCCGCCGATGATCAGCACCTCACCCGGATGGGAAGGGAAAAGCCAGTAGGCCAGACGCTGACCGATGACGTTGTATTCCACACCGGCAATGGCATAGTTGCCGTTATCGAGTGGCCCGGTCTTGAGCGTATCAAGGTGATCCGGCTCCAGCACCTGCAGCTGCAGCGGCACCACCAGACCGTCTTCAGGCGTGCGCCATCGGAAACGGATCAGTACCTCGCCGCTCTCGTACCGCGTGCGGGCTGCCAGCTCCATCAAGCCATTGAAGTCCAGCTGGCCATCCGCGTCGCAGTATTCGCACCAGTCGTCCCACAGGGCCTGGTCCGGCGCCTTGCCGACAATACCGATGCCGACCGTGTTGGTCACCAGAGCGTTGAGTGCGGCGCTGGCGTACTCATTGTTGCGCACTGCTTCGCGAGCACGGTTGCGCACGATGGCCAGCGCCGGTAGCACCTCGGCATTGGCGCTACCGCTGCCTGCGCGCCAGCCATCGCCTCGGCGCCCGACCTTGGCCGCTTCATAAGCCCGCGCCATCTCCAGCGCCATTCGCGCCTGCGTACGTCGCACGCCGTGGCCGGGGCTGATGAAGTTGACGGCACGGTCGAGCCAGTTCATATCGGTCATCGAGCCCATGTCAGTCCCGCGAAAAGACCGTCAACGTGGCGGGGCCGCGATTTGAAAGCGCCGGGGCCTGCAGTGCGCCCGATGCCGTCAGATGGTTCTTTACCATTTCATAGGCCTTCGTCAGATCGGCCATATTGCGGTAGGTGACTTTCTTGCCGTCATACTCGATCGACAGCTCGCCGCTACCGATGGCCGCTTCCAGCGCGCTCAGTTGTTTCAGTGTAAATGCCATTGTTTTTACTCCAGCCAGTTATCGGTGCCACTCAGCCAGTCATCATCGTGATGCTGAACTGCGGGCCGCTGTTGCATTTCAGGATGTGCAGACGTCTGCACAGGAAGGGGTGCGCTCTCTGCCTTCATCGCAGGCACTGGCGCCAGTGGCGCACAAAACAGGTCACCCATGGCCGGCTCGACCAAGGCTTCCAATTGCGTCCAGTCCGCGTCGCGCATAGTATCCAGGCGCAACAGTGGGTGGAACGCAGCGGCAAAGGCATAGACAAACAAGTCAATGGCCTCATTGCGTCGGCCGGCAATTTTCCGCCACTCCTTTTTACCGGTGTCATAAACCTCGGCTGTGAGCTGCTCAAAATATTCATCAGGCAGGTCAATCGGGAAATGGATAAAGCGGTCTTCAGGCTGTGACTCCTCGTCTGACGCGATATAGTTGAACAGCAGCGATTTGCCGGTATCGCTCCCCACCAGCCACAACTGCACCCCGCCCTTGATCGTTTTACCCTTGTGATTGACGTCCATAGTCGACGGACGGCCGATCACCGGCTTGCCGGGGGTCGAAGCGCCTTTCACTGCGAAAACGCCGGCATGCCGATGCAGCCTTGCATAGTGATACACCTCATGCGTATGGTGACCACCAGAGTCAATTGCGCAAGCCTGCGCCCGCATCGAGACCCCGAAGCTGTTGACGATAGGCCGTTCCCGAATCACCGTCAGCCGGTTCCACACATCGTCCTTTGCCGGGTCGCCATCAATAACGCCATAGTCGATTACCCAGTGCCGTTTATTACGGCCAAAGCCAAGCAGCTTGTACTCCAGCCTGTTCCCCTGGACGTCGACCGACATCACCAAAGCCAGGCAGCCGACCGGAATCGTGCGAGACTCGTAACTCTCGCGCCGCTTGGCAATCTCGGCCCCCTTCACTTGCCCGCTCAGATCTTCCCAGCACTCGGCCAGTTCGTTGTTGACGAAAACCTTCAATGCTATTGGGTCGTTTGCCGCAGCCTCGAACTCCCCCGCAAGTACGTCCCAGTCGCGCCACCCCAATGGCGCATATAGACTTGGCAAGTGAAAGCTGGCCACACCAGGCTCTCCGACGGCAGTCGGCAACCAATGGGCGTTGATGTAGCCTTTGGTCTTCCAGACCGATTCGGTATTCAGGGTTCCGCAGCACTCGCATGCATACGCCACTTTCCCTGGCTGGCCCTTGGGCCACTTCATGTTCGACCATTTGAAGAACTGTGGCGCGCGGCAGTCGGGGCAATGCACTATGTAGTGCTGCTTGTCGCCGCGCTCGTAGTTCCTGTCGATCGCCGAGGCCCCCTTGATCGTCGGCGTGCTGTTGCCGAAAATACGGGCCTTCTTGCCAAAGTTGCTGGTCCGATTGCGTGCCAGTTCTTCTGGACTACCCTGCTTGCCGATGTCACGGGCGTACTCGTCCATCTCTTCGAGCAGGATGTACCGCATCGTCGAAGACTTCAGTCCACCTGGTCGGTTTGCACCGATCAGCTGGATGAACCCGCCAGGAAACTTTTTACGGCGCTTGGTGTTGTCCGCGCCCTTGATGCCGGCATCTCGCACGCACTTGCGCAGCGCGGGCGTCGATTCGCGCATCGGCTCAAAGCGCGACAGCTCCCACTTTTCCGCATCCTCTACAGTAGCGAACACCGCCAGGATATTGCCTGCAGCCTTGGTGATGCTGTGGCCGATGAAGTTCTCGCCCAGCGCCGAGCCACCCAGCTGGTGGCCCTTCTTGAGATACACCTCACGATACTTGCTGCTGGGCGACAGCGCGTCCATGATCCCCACCAGATACGGCGTGCGGCTATTGCGCCATGGACCAGGTTCCGGGCTGTCAGGCGGCAGTATCCGATTCTCTTGCGCCCAGTCGCTGATAGACTGCTTGCCGTCTGGCAGGATCGCCTCACTGATGGAGCGTAGAAATTCGTCCGTCGCCCCCATCAATCCTCCGCTTCAGCATTCAACTTGCCCACGTCGACGCTGGCCAGCGCAGCGGACAGCTCGCGCTCCAGCAATTCCTCGCATGCATGCGGGTCGGTCTCGGCGGCCAGCTGGTCCTTGATGCGCGCCGCAACGTTCAGCACCGAATCGCGGATGGCACGAAACGACGTGAACGCAATCCGCCTGGCCTCGTCGACGTTGATCAGCTGCCCGAGCAGCTGCTCATATTCCAGCTTGTGCTTGGCCGCCACATAGTACTCACGCTTTGACCTGTGCTCGCGGTATTCGCTGGCGCTCTTGTCGTTGCCGGTAAGTTCCTCCCCTGCCGGCTTGTCCGCCTCCCCACCCGCCGGCGCAGCAAACGAAATTTCTTTTTGAGCCAGGGGCGCGGCCACTTCGATGGCGCTGACCGCAATGCGCGACGCATCCGTGTTGATGGCCCAATCCCGGTCTGCGACAGCGGAATCGATTTTTTTTTCTTCGTTGGCAGTGATCCTCCCATCGCGCAATGCTTTCTGCACCGCGCCCAGGCTCACGCCGCGATGACGGGCGTACTCTCGATATCCCATCAGCATGGTGACTACCTCAATGACTTTGGCAGTGACTACCAGAGTGACTACCCTGTGTGACTACCCTTTTAAAAATTCTCCGACGCCGGACAAACCGAGCGCGAATTTACCCATGCGCGGTCGACCCCGGGAAGGACCCTGGAAAATCCGATCACCCCTCGGAGGGGGCATTTCGACCCGCCGGTCGGGGTCGGCCTCGATGGGCCGGCCTGCCCGGGGCGGGTCGGGCGGGAGGGGGCAGGCATCAGCCCCGCATCGCCGCCTCCCACGCGGTGATCAGGTTGGCCTCGAAGTTGGCCGTGATGGTCTGCTCGGCGACGGCGCTGAACTCGAACCGCTTCTTGTACACCGCGTCCGTGGCGAAACGGATCAGCGGCGTGATGTGCCGGTTGTCGTTCGTCCGTGCGTAGATGCCGGCCGGCAGCTTGTGCCCCTTCGGTGTGCCCTTGAAGAATCGCTTGCTGGACTCGTATGAGTTGAGATCCTTGGCGATGCGCAGGATCTTCGCCTTGCTCATGTTGCCGTACTGGTTCAGCTGCATGCCGGCACCAGGGAGTGCGATCTGCGGCCGGCCGCCTTCGGCAAACTTTTCCTCGAACGTCTTGAAGCCGCGCCGGCCGCCAGTCGCCTCCTGCATCAGGTACTTCGCCTGAATGTCCTTGACGAATATGCGCGTGGACAAGTTCGCCTTGGTTGCCGGCGTTACCCCGACCGCGCGCTTCGTGAATGGCGTGGGCTTGTCGAAGATGGCCTCGATGTGACCGGTCTCGGCAACCGCAACTTGCCGCCCGGTTTGGGTCAGCGCCTTGGCGGTGGCGAACGGCATGTGCCGCTTTTCCGCATCGCTCAGCCTGGCAATGAACTCACGGTAACCATGCATTTCAAACGTCGTATTCAC